CGCGTCGGCGATACCCTGCGCTCCGTCCGCCGCCTTGCCGAGCGAGTAGAGCGCGTTGCCGGGCTTGCTAACCGCGAACTCGTCCTTGATGTTCTTGGCAAGGTCTTCCTTCGACTTCTTCGCGGCGTCGAGGGTCTCCTTGAACTTCTGCGCTTGTTTCGTAGGACCGGGCATCGACATCTCGGTCCCGAGTTCCCGCAGGCCAGGAGTTGGCGTCGGCGTTTCGATCTGCCTTGGCTTGCCACCCCCGCTTCCCTCCGGGCATCCGCACACCACCGTGACCTTGCACTCGCATTCGAGCTTGAGCTGCTTGATCGCCGCGAGGATGTCGGCGAGCAAGGTGATCTGCTTCGTGCGCTGAATGCCCGCGAACTCGGCTGCCTCCTGCGCCTTGTCCGCAGCCTTCTTCGCCACGCCCGCAGCGGCTGCCTGTTCCTTGGCGAGTGCCTCGGTAGCGTCGCGCGCATCCTGGGCTGCCTTCGCTTGCTCCGCGAGGAACTCCTCCATCGTGGTCGCCTTGGTCGTGCCCGCCTTCTTCGCTGCCTCGAACTCGGATTCCCTGCGCTGCCGCTCGATCTCCGCGAGCTGCTTTTCGATCTTCCTCCTGACGCTCTTCGAGATCTCGCCCTTGGCGAGTTCGTCCTTGAGGAACTGCTCCAGGCCCTCACGGCGGTCGTCCTGCGAGAGCCGCTTGTCGCGCTGTAGCTGGCGGAGCTTGTCGGCCTCGCGCTCCTTGAATAGCTGCGCCTCGATGTCGGCGACCTTCTTGTCGATGTTCGTCGTGTCGAAACCGCGGGCCTCCCGCGCCGCCTGTTCCGCCTTCGCGCGCGCGAGCGCCGACTTCAGCTTACCGTCGGCGTGCGCCTCCTCCTGGTCGAACTCCTGATTGAGCGCCGCGAGTCGCGCGTCGCGCAACGCCATCTGGAGGTCGAAGACCTCGCGCTCGAACTCCTTGCGCCGCTCCGCGTGGCCCGCGTAGGCTCCCTCGTACTTCTGGAGATACGCGAGCTTCATCTCCAGCCCGCGCTCCTCGCTCGCCTTGATGTCGTCGATGCGGCGGAATGCGGAGTCCTTCTCCTCCTTGAACATCGCGAAGCGGATGTTCGCCTGCTCCTTCTCGATGGCCGCGACGACCTTCAGCTTGTCGGCGTAGGCGGTCATGCCTTCCGTGATGTCGGACCACGCTGCCTTCTGCGCTTCGAGCTGTCCGAGGCGGTCCGAGAACTTCAGGGACGTGTCGCTCGCCACGCGCCGCGCTTCGGAGATGGCGAAGTCCGCGATCTCCTTCTCGAACTTCTTGCGCTCGTCGGAGCCTTCCTTTGCGGCCTGAACCACAAGGCGCATCGCGGCGATGCGCTCGGATGTGGACTTTGTTTCGTCGGACCTGATGGAGTCGAATTCGGAACGCCGCGCGGCGGCTTCTTTCTTCGCGTCTTCCATCCGCTTCTTGCCCATCTCCTCATACAGCGCGAGAGTGTCGTCTACGTTCTTCTCGATGATCTTCTTCTTCTCTGCCGCGATGATGCGCTCGGCTGCGAGTTCGTTTTCGCCATACTGCTTGAGTACCGCGGCCATCGCTGTAAGCTGCTCCTGGATCTCCCTCTCCGTGAAGAGGCCGCTCTCCTTCAGGAACGCGATCCGCTGCTCGATCAAGCTCGTGAGCGCTACTTCGCTCTGCTTGGCTGCCTCCGGTCCGATCTTGGCAAGCTCGACCATCGTCTTCTGCATCGCTAGCTCAAGGCTCTTGAGGTAGACATCCACCCCCTCATCCGGCTTGAGCTGCTGCGAGAGAACCTGCATATAATTCGCGGATGCGCTCGACATGCGTTCACGCGCCGCCACGATTGCTTCGCTGAACATCTCAACGGCCTGTCGGCTCCCCTCGTACTGGCCTTTCAGGCGTTCCAGCGCCGTGATCTGTTCCTCTGCCGTGAGACTCGTGTCGCGGAGCACTTCCTTCTGATCGAGGTAGGCGTTCTGAAGATTCGTCAGCGCCTTAATCTGGGACTCGATGCCAGGGATCATCGTATCGAGTCGGTGCTTCTCCGCGAGTTCGAGGTCCCTGAAGAGGCTTTCAATGTTGGCGTCTGCGAACGCCAGTGCGCCCTTGAACCCGACCTTCGCGAGTGCGTCGATGTCCGCCTGGAATGCTGCTGGCAGCCCTTGGAGAAGCGCCTGCCTGCGGAGCGCTGCCATCGCAAGCTGCCTTGTCTCCTCATCCATGTTCTCCCATCCTGCGCTCCACGCAGCGTTCACCATGTCCTGTTGCAGCTTCGCCACGTCCTCAACACCGAACAGTCGATCTACGAACGCGCCCTGCGCTTCTCCCGCCGCCGCGGACTTTGATGTTACAAGCTCAAGTCCTGCGGCAATGTCCTTGAGCGCGGGGAGGAAGAACGAGATCGACGCGGACGCCATCCTGTGTTGAATTCCCGTCAGCACCTTCATCTGATCGCCATAGTCATCGACGGCCTTGATCGTGTCGCGGCTCAGTACGTTTCCCGTTCGTTCGGCTTGGTCTCCCAGCTCCTTGATCGCCTTACTGCCCTGCGACAGGAGCGGCACGAGCTCCACGCCGCTGCGCCCAAGAAGCGCCATCGCCATTGTCTGACGCTCTCCGCCGTCGCTCATGCGCGCCATCGCGTCGGCAACTTCGCTCAGGATGTCCTGGATCGGACGTGGCTTCCCGAAGGCGTCGCGGAGTTCGATTCCGTATCTCTTGAATAGCTCGATCCCTTCCTGACTGCCCCGGTTTGCTTCGGAAACATTCTTGGAGAGGAACTTGAGCGCCTGTCCAACGCCCTCAAGGGACGACTCGTTCTGCTCTGCTGCGAACCCCCACCGCTGGAGCGTGTCCGTCGCGACTCCCGTGCGCTGGTGCAGGGTCCACACGGTGTCGGCGTACTGCATCGTCTCGCCGGCGAGTGACTGGAACGCACCCTTGGCGGCCCCGTACATGAGCTGGATCCCGTGCCCGATCTTGCGGATCGGCCCGCCGATCAAATCCCCGACATCGCGATCTGCAAAACGAACGAACGAATCGAAGAATCCCTCAACGGGCTTGCGAGCTTTCTCGGCTTCCTGTCTCGCGTCCTGGAACGCCTTACTGACAGCCTCGTCGACCTGACGGGCCTGATGCTCCAGGGCCGCGTACTCCTCGACTTGAGCGCGGACGGATTCGGGGATCTCCTCGCCCGCCTCGATGGACGTGCGGACGATGCTCTCCATGACTGACTGATAATCCGCCAGTTCTTCGTTGGCGGACTTGAATCCGTGCGAAGCGCCCTCCGCGTTGGCTTCCATCTGCGCCAGCGCGTCGGCCGTCTCCTGCGCCTCCATCGCCTGGAAGGCATTGCCGACGGCTTCTGCTTCAGCCTCCATCGCCTGGAAGGCTGCCGCCGACTCCGACAGCGCGTCGTCGAGTCCCGCCGCGCTGGTGCGCGCCTCCTCGAACATCGCGGAGGCAGCGCGGCCCGCCTCGTCCGCCGCCTTCTCCATTGCGACGAACGCCGCGAGCGACTCCTGCATCGCTGGCGTGATCTCGCGCCCGGCCTGGATCGCCTGCGCGAAGCTCTGCTCCAGGGCGCGGCCCATCTGCTTGAGGTCGCCCTCCACGATGTCGGCCGTCTTGCCGACATCGCCGATAGCCTTCTGCGCCCCGGAGGAGTCGCCGCCGATCTTGATGTTGATCTCAGGGCCGGCCACGATTAGCTCCCATCATCCGCGCCGTGCGTTCCATCCCCGCGAGCTGCGACGCCGTGAGCGCATTCATCCACGCCGCCACGGCGTCCGACAGCACGGGCAGCGTCATGTCGTCGATGGCGTCGTCGCCGAGTCCGAGGGCGATGCCGGCGGAGACAAGGCCCCGCCAGTCGCTGCCAAAGGGCTCGGCTCGGAGCCCTCCGCGCTCCGGACGTGCATGTCGAATCCCGACATGTTCATGATCTCCGTAGCCAACCTCATGAGGTCGCTATTGCTCCCGCCGAAGAGGTCGTCGACCTCCTCGCGCGTGCGCGCCCATGCGTGCGCCAAGCGCTGTGCCTTCGTGAGCCCCTCGTTGCGCGCCGCGAGCCACAGGACGAAGTTCGCGTTGCGGATCTTGTGGCGCGAGTCGTAGAACCGATCGAACCCCTCGCACAGCTCTTCGATCTCCTCCAGGTCTCGGAAGCGCAGCGCTGGGAGCTGGTGGGGCACTCCGTCCAGGTCCACGAGGGTAAGCGTCTTCCTCCCGCGAGCCTCCTTGAGCGACTTCGCGGGCTGGATCGCGCCGCCCTGGACGGGCGGCAGGTCGGCGTCCTCGCCGAGGTTCGGGGCGTTCGGGTCGGGCATGGGATCTTCTCTCTCGTCCTCTCGATTCCTCTCTGACCGAAGGCGCCCGCCGGACACCCACTACGCCACGAGAGGACGAGGACGCAGGGGTGCCCGGTGGCGGTCGCGCCACTACAATTTCTTGTCGAGGCCTTGGTTTACGCCGCCGTGATCGTGTTCGTGAGCCGCGCCGTGCATACGTTCGTGTTGTTCACGTCCGTGTACGCCTTGAAGCCCGCCTGGATCTTGTGCGGCCCCTGCGAGTTGCTCGGGAACGTCGTCGACTTGAGCCGCGCGATCGGGATCGTGATGAGCAACTCCTGCGAGTATCCACCTGCGAGTCCGCCGCCCGTCAGCGTCCACGTCACGACCTTGTGTTGCTGGTTGACGAAGTTGCTCCAGAGGCTCACGTCCTCCAGGTACAGCTCGAAGTCGCCTTCGACGAGGCGCATGCCGTTGTCGAACGGTTCGGCCGTGCTATTGCTGTCGACCGTGAAGATCTCGGTCAGGTTGTTCGAGTAGGTCAGGTTCGCGCCCGTGACCTTGTAGCTCGTTACGCCGCCGAACGAGATGGCCATGTTGTTCACGACGATCAGCCCGCCGTCGACCGGCGTGAGACCCGTCGTCGGGGGCGTCGCGTCCGTCATGGTCTTACCAATGACGTTGAACGTCGCCTCCATGCGCTGCCCCTGCGGGAACGCGAACCGCGCCGAAGAGACCTTGCACCCCGCGCCGAGGAAGGCGAGATTGTGCTTCGCGATCTCGATGGAGAGCCCCGTCGGGAGCACGTCCGCCGGCGAGTACGTGTAGCGGTACACGCTCGGCGCGTTCGTGATGTCGGGCCGCACCGTGGTCACCGTGCCGAACAGGTGCTGAAGCATCAGCATGAACCCGTTCGACTCGTACCGCGGCGAGATGGTCACGTCCCCGCCGAAGTGCTGGTTGCCGTGGGCCACCTCGTCGGCCAGCGGGTCCTTCTGGTAGAGGTCCCCCGCCTCGACATCATCGAATCCGTGAGTCAGGGTCTCCGAAGTGAACTTGAGCACGCGCGTGCGGGCCACCGCCACGCCGTAGCTCGACTCGACGCCGAGGAACATCCTCGACCGCATACCGCTCTGAAGGGACATGGCTGCACTCCTCGGTTAGAGCCTAGCTATCGGTGAACGTGTGGCGCTGGACGGTGACGTTCACCGCCATCGCGTAGTAGTCTGCGTTGAGAGACTGCACGAGGTCGTTCTCGTCCGGCTTGAACTCTAGGCCCGTCACGTAGCAATAGATCGGCGCGCTCTGGTAGACGCCCGGGACCGTTGGGTTTTCCATGTCGGCGTTCTCGACCAGGAGGTCCGCGATGCGCTCGCCCTTCATGCGGGCCGTCTCGAGCTGCTCCCCCGTGGAGAGCGCCGCCGCGTAGACGATCCGAAACCGATAGTCGGAGATGTAGTCCGACCCATCGACCGAGCCCCACTTGTTCGGCACGTCAAGCGCCGAGATGAACACGCCCGGGATCATGTTCTTGATGAGCTGGATCGGGACCTCCATCAGGTCGCTGAAGCGGATCTCCCCGTTCGCGGCGGAGACGCCGAGTTCCGTGGCGAGGTGCAGCTTGATGAGGTCCCTGATCCAGTTGCCGATCTCCCTCGTGATGAACAGCTTGTTCGCGTTGGGTGCGCTCATGACGTCTTGCTCTCCGGCTTGAGGAGCATGACGCAGTTCCATTCGCGGCCCTGGATCAGGGTCGCCTCCGCGATCTCGTAGGTCCCTTGGTACAGGCCCGAGGCGACGATCACCCAGTCATTGACCTTGAGCACGCCGCCGCTCGGCAAGTGGTCGTTGTCCACGGCGAGCCGGTGCGCCTGCGTCTCGACCCTGCCGAGGACGCGCGCGACCTGGGCGCTCGACATGTGCTGGATCGCCGCCGGCAGCGCGGACATGCCGGTCACCGCCGCGTGCGTCAGGTCGCTCTCGAACGTGCCGGCCTCCTTCGTGAGCACGGGCCGTTGGATCGCCACGCTCGCGATGCTCTCCTCCTGCTCGAAGCTCCGCAGACTCACACGCCACCCCCTGCCGCGACGTCGCGGACCACGCGCATGATCGCCGCGTTGACGACGCTCTCGGCTCGGGCGCTCGCCTGCGACACCGCCAGCGAGATGTAGCGGCGCGCGGGGATCGTGACCTCCTGCTTGAGCGCGAAGAGCGGAACGAAGGACTGCTTCTGCCCCTCGTTCGCGCCGCCCTTCGCGACGCGCATCTTCTGTCTGCCCGTCTTCGACTTCCCGAGCTTGCCGAAGATCACGTTCTTGGCCGTAAAGGTCCCAGAGAACCCGTAGGCTCCAGGGTTCTGGATCACGTCGCGGGCCGACGCGCGAGCCGCACCTGACCCCATGCGCATCGCCTGGAGCGGGATCGCAAGACGCCCCTTCTTGGCTCGCACGGTGTGACCCCACTCATGGATCGCCGCGTACGGCACGCCCTGCGATCCGACCGTGGCCGTGGTCTCCGTCCCGCGCCGTTGGACCTCGGGCGCTCCGCTCCAGGAGTCCCGCAGCGCCCTGCTCCTGACCTTCAGCACGCGGCCCGTGAGGTTGAGCAGGACTTGGTTCCGCAGCTCGCGCGCGACCGCGGCGACGGACTCCTCGAAAGCACGGTCCAGCAACGGTCCGAGGATCTCCCGGACGTTCTCTTTGATCTCCAGGTTGAACTCGAAGTCGTCGCTCATCTCGACCTCACCCCCGTGCTGTACGGGAGCAGCAACTTCCTCACGTCGGCCGGGATCTCCGACAGGTCAAGCCCGTAGCTCCGGTTCCCGAGGCTCTGGTTCGTCAGCCCGCGGTCCTTGCGCTGCTCGAAGACGTGCGCGACCCACATGTGACACGCCAGCACCACGTCCGTCGGGATCGTCGCGTATCCCGCGTTGTAAGACACCCGCACGTTGCGCTTGCCGTTCGGCGGACGGTAGTCGACGAACTCGATGATCCCCGGGTTCGTCTCGTCCGCCGTCGAGTCGAACGTGTAGAGCGTCGTGTCCAGGTTCGCCGACGACGCGAACGCTCGCGAGTAGTCCTCACGCACGTAGGCGACCGAGTTGATCGGCCGGTGGTTCAGGATCAGGTCCTCCTGCCCGTGGCCGTCGTGGTCCTCGATGTAGTCGTCCGCCTCGATCGCGTCCCCGCAGTGCGACTTGATCGCCTTCGTCTTCTCCGTGATGAGCGTCGCCAGGATCGTGTCCCACGTCGTCACCGCGGTAGCGATCTGCATGTAGCTCTTGAGGTTTGGCAATGTGCTAAAATCGCCCACGAGCACGCTCCAAGTAGGCTATAGCGGAATGCAGAAGAAGTATCGAGTCACCGACACATCCAAGGGCCCTATTACAGTTGTCGCACAGCAGTCCGCGCACAATGCCTGTCTCATGACAGTGGTCTATGACCAAACGTATGGAACTGGACTCATGGCGATCACATATTGCACACGCGTCGTGCTGTGCAATCCGAAGCGACGTATATGCTTCGTATGTGATCCCGTACTTCTTCTCAAGTCGCTCCCTCATGAGACGCAGAAGGTGATTGACCCGATACTTCTTTGTGTACTCCCGGAAGCGCTTCCTGTGTGATTCAGCCCATCTCTTGGAGACGCTGAGACGCCTTTTTCTGTATTCAGGATCCGCATTCCATAGCGTCTTGCAGCGTTGCTTATGACAGTCACGACAATATGCACTACATCCATTGATGCCGTTCTGACTGTTTTTGTAGAACCCCGTAGAGCGTGGCTTGACGCTCTTGTAAATAGAGCACTTTTTCGTGTCGCTGGAAATCGATTCAGATTGGATCTTGTCAGCCATCAGAGCGCCATCCTCTGCCTATACGGCTTCTCTGCGGCGGCGAGCAATCCATAGTACCGGTGCTTCCTCACCGCCCGCGGCCAGTCGTCGCGCTTCTCGTGACGCATCCGTAGATCCGGGAACCGCGCCGACTCGTCTGCCTGTAGTGGCAGCGGATGGATCATCGTCTCCCCCACGTGGACAACGTGGTGCGTCCCCTCGTAGCGGATACCCGGACGCAACGCAAACAAGCGGTGGAGCCAAAGGCACCCCAGGAGCCGCGCCTCATCCTCCCCGTGCTTGCGTGCCCGGTTCAGCTCGTACTGCTCCGCTCGATAGTGCTGGATCGTCCAGTCCGTACGTCCCGCGAGTCGAGCCCGATCCACGGCCCCCTCGACCCGCTCGTCCGCGTCGACCACGAGGACGTAATCCCCCTCTCGGCAGGCCCGCAGGTAGGCCGTGCGCTTGACGATCTCGTTCTCCCAGGGCTTTCCCTCGGGGGCCTCGATGATCTCCGCTCCAGCGGCCCGCGCGACGGCCAGCGTGTCGTCCGTACTCGCCCCGCCAGCATCGTTCCCCGCGGCGTCCGGGTAGCCCGTGAAGTCGGCGTAGCGGCCGTCGGCGACGATGATGTGGTCCACGACGGGGCGCAGCGCGTCCAGACACGCGGGGAGAAGCGTGGCCTCCTGAAAGACATTGAGCGCTGCGACCAGTCGCACGAGTACTCTCCAATGGAAAGGAGCCCAGGCCCGATCCCCGGACCCGGGCTCCCGTCGTTTTCTCGTCAGTTCGTTGCGCCGTCGATTACGGCTGGAAGCCACCGCCCCACATGCAGGCGAGGTCGTTCGTCGTGTCCGTGTACGGGGTCCCGAACGCCTTGCGCTCGAAGATGATCAGGTACCACGTCTGGGTGCGCGGATCGCGCCACAGCTCCGTCTCGACCTCCTTGCGGACGCCGACCGTGAACGCGCGCTTGTTCACGGCGAGAACGGTGCCGTAACCCGTGTTCGTCAAGTCCTTCACGCCCGAGGAGTTCAGGTCCTCGCGCTGGCGACTCGTCACCATCACGGGCATGAAGTCGAGGTTGATCTGGGGCTCCCCACCCGCGACCATCTGGACGTTCACATACTGTGGCGCGTTGTAGATGTTCGGGATGAGGCCGAGGATCGACGCGCGGGTCTTGACCCCCGACACCCAGAACAGGTCGCCCAGGTTCTCGCCGTACCTGCCCATGTTCTTCACGATCTTGCGCAGGTTCGCGATCGAGAACGTCGAGAGGTCTACCACCGCGCCGCGCTGCTTCGCGTACCAGCGCAGCCCGGGGAAGCAGAGCCGCACGTCCGTGCCCGTTGCGTTGTCGACGTCCGAGTCCATGTGGTCCGCCGACGTGTCTCCGTCGAGGATGGCCTGATCCCTCGCGAGGGCCAGCGCCTCCATCGAGTCGTTCTTGATCGCGGGGATCACGGGGACGATCGAGTCCTGCTGGAACTCGTCGGAGAGCGGAATCATGGCCGCGATCTTCACCGCCGTCAGCGTGAACCGACCCGTCGTCGGCTTCGTCTGCGGGATCGCGGACGTCGCCGTCTGCGGGAAGTTCTCGCTCGCCTGCGGGGCCTTGTAGAACGTCACGCGCCCGCCGAAGTACGGCGGCGAGTACGTCGGCCAGGGCATGTTGATCTGCTGGAACTGGTTGTAGATCTTGCCCTTCGAGTCGACGTAGCCCCAGTAGTCCGCGGAGAACCCCTCGGGCACCCAGTCAAGGCCCGAGCCCGAGGTCCCCGTGACCATGATCTTTGCGAGGTCTTCGCAGCCGTTCCGCTCCAACCGCTTCGCGAGGTTGCCGAGCTTGCCGGTGAACCACTTCGAGTCGTGGAGGTGCCGGACTCCGCCCTTCTGGAGCATCTTCTCCACGAGGACCGACTCGTCCCAGAAGGACGAGAGGTCGCGGAGGAGCGCCTTGTCGCTGAACTGCGGCGCGTCCCCGTCCGAAGACTTGAACATCTTCACGAGGTCGGAGACGCTGTTGTTCTCCGGTGCGTTCTCGTCGAGGAACAGGTGCGCGGCCTTGACGAGCTTGTCGCGCCCATCCACGGCGAAGCGCCGCGGCGTTCCGAGCGCCTGATGCTCGGCCTCGTCCTGGGCGATGGCGCTCTTCACGAGCGTCTGCCTACGGTCCTCCAGGAACTCCGTGATCTTCTGGGCCATCTCGGTCACTCCTTGAATGGAGACTCGCGGTACTGGGACCCGCGGCCCCCGCCGCGAGCGGCTGAATCTCTCTGACGGCTGGCCTACGTTCTCGCCGGGATCGCCTCGCGCCTCGGGAGCCAGCCGGTCCCGCTGCACGGCTTGTGCGCCTCGCCCCGGAACTTGCCGGACGCCTCGCAGTCCTTACAGGGCCGCTCGCCCTTGAGCAGGTGCCCGTTCTCGGCGGTCAGGGCCGCGACAATCTCGCGCTCGTCCTTGACCTCCTGCTCCAGCGCGGCGCGCTTCACCAGCACGGCGTCGACGGTCTTCGCGAGCGCGCCAATCGTGTTGTCGAGCGCGAGCCCCTGGACCGCCGCCTTCTGGAGCGGGTCGGTCCGCGGGTACCCCTCGTCCGACTTGAAGTCGGGATCGAGCTTCTTGCCCGTCGCGGTCACGGCCGCGTGCATCTTGGCGAGGCCGGCGTTCAGCGTGTCGAAGGTCGCGTCGGGAACTTCCATCGTTCTCTCTCCTACAGGCCGGCGATCTTGCGCCAGCTCGACTCGAATTCCTGCATGTCCGCGGACCCGGACGCCGCGGTGGGTGAAGGCTTCGTCGTCCCGCCGGCGAGCTGCACCAGCTCCGCGGGGAGCACGTCGCAGCGCTGACCGCCCTTCATGAGGAGCACCTTCGCGCCGTTTGCCGCGGAGTCCACGAGGGCAACCACATCCACGTCGGGGATGATCCGCTTGCTCTTGATCACCTTCTTCGTGGTCATGGTGCGGGTCCTCCAGGAAAACGAAAACGCGGTCAGCAAGGGAGTAGGCCCCTACTGACCGCGTTTCGGTGCGCCCCGTAGCTAGCGGGACGCGATGTTGATCGCGGGGGAAGGAGTCGCACCTTCCTGGTCGGCCTTATGAGGACCGCGAGCGCCTCGCGCTCTTCCCCGCTGCTTCTACCTACTACGCTACGTCGGATCAAAAATTCGTCAAGAGGAAATCGCTACGCGATTTCGATTTCCTCGGAGCCGACGACCACTTTGCTACCTTCCATGCTGGCCCCGGAAAGCTCGCCGCTCTTGAAGCGCGCGAGGTTTTCCTTCGTCGGCTTGACTGCGATGAACCACGTACCCTTCCTCAGGCCGAGGTCCCCTTCGACGCGCGTCACGTCGGAGAAGACCACCTTGTCGTTCGTCGGCTTCCCCTTGTGCATGAGGTTGATCTTCGCGCCACGGAGCATCCAGCCCACGGCGGCGTCGTAGATGTCTTCCTCGTTCGCGTGCTCTCCCTGCGTATCCTTCTCCATCGGTCCGTAGACCTTCAGGTACACGATCCCGCGTTCCCTGCCCTTGGCGAGCGCGTCAGGCGTATCGAGGAACTCCGTGACGTACTCCGTCCGCTCGACCTCCTCGACGCGGAACGGCCCGCTAACTTGCAGCACGTCGGCCTTACCGTGCTTCGCCATCGCATCGGATGCGAGGCGCACGCGAACGCCGACACCCTCGATGATCTCGACCTCCTCGAAGAGGTCCGACTTCGCGAGGTGCTCCGCGAGGATGTCCTCCTCGCCGTGCGGGGCGAGCAGCTCCCACTTGCCGTCCTCGATCCGCTTGCCGTTGTACGTGAGACGCCCATCGGCGGACTTGACGACGGGCTCGAAGACGACCTTGCGCTGGACCTCCTCTGCCGCGCCGATCACGATCGCGCCGTCGGCGTCCTCGTCGTACTGCGCACGGAACGTCTTGTCCTTGCTGCCACCGCCGTGCTCCATCGGCATCCCGGGGACGTACGGCTGGCAGTAGCGGAAGAGCACGAAGCCCGAGCGCGGATAGACCCCGCAGACGTAGTATCCCGCGCCGTACTTCGCGCGGATCGCGTCGTTGATCGCGTCGCGTTCCTCGTAGAGATCCGGTCCCATGTCCTCGCTCTCGGCCTGGACGTGCCCTGCGCCGTCGCCCCCCGCGTCGAGGATCGCGTCGCCGGTCGCGCCGTTCGTCGTGTCGTCGGCCTTGCAGAGTTCGTCCATCGCCTCCTCCATCGCCTCCATGTCCGCGTCGGAGGGCTCGTGCTCGCCCGCGAGCATCGCCTTGACGTGCTCCTCCTCCAGGTCGCTCTCTTCTGCGAGGTCGGCGGCATCGATCCCGTCCGCGTCCATCCTCGTCTTGACGTGCTTCATGCGCACGGCCATCGCTTTGTTGTCCATGCTGTCGCGCTCCGCCTTACCGAGTGCCGACTTTTCGTAGCCAGACGCAAGCTCATCCGCTTTGCCGCTGAAGTTATCTCCTTTGCGGTCGGCTTCGTATGACTGCCTCAGGTAGCCGTAGACCCGCGCCGTTTCTTTCTTGTCACCGTCACTCTTCTCTTGCGCCATCTTGTAGCGGTCATCCAAGCTCACCGTAGTGCGTCCGAGATCCTCGCGCCTGAATCCGGCGCGCGCGAGCAGACGATCAGCCTTCGCGTATGCGTCAACGGCTTTGAGGCGCAGCTGACGCTCGGGGCTATTGACCGCGACGACTTCTTTCGGATCGATCCCAGCGCGTTCCGTTGGCGTCTTGGCTGTCCCGCTACCGCCTTCTCCTTCGTGCCCCTGTGTCGCATGGCCCGCGACGGCCCCCTCGCTCGTGCCGTACTTGTCCATCTTCCACTTGTCGAACATGTCGCCCGTCGCGGAGAAGAGCGCCTTCTTCTCCGACTCCGGGATGTCGATGCCGCCGCGCGCGCCCGAGAGAGCACCACGCGCCGCGATGATCGCCGCGCGCACGAGCTTGAGGTCGCCGTCCACTACGTCGGCCACGGGGAGCTTGAACTGTCCGAGCCCCTCTGGCGTCGCCGTGGTCCACCACAGGAACGCCTTGCCGTATTTCTTCCAGTCGATCCCTTCGAGGTCCGACGCGGACTTCGCGCCGGCCCATACGCGGATTCGCTTGTCCGCGGCATCGCCGTCCCACGCTGTGTCGGCGTCTGCCACGGGGAGCTTGACCACGTTCGCCTTCTTCTCCATGTCGCCGGAGACGACGGGGTAGAACGTGTGATCGGGCAGGGGCGCGACTGCGGTGGTCATGGATGTGGCCTCCGAATGCTTGTCGAGCTTCTTCACGTAGACCGCGCCCTCTGGGACGCCGTGCACGCGGAACGCCGCCGTGACGGCAGCCTGTGCCGCCTCGATCGCGCGCTTGAGCGGACCGGGGATCGCGCGCGCACGCTTGGCGCGGGAGACCTCGCGCGAGACGAGGCGAGCCGCGCGGCGCAGGCGCTGCACCGTGGTTTCCTCGCCGAGTCCCGCGACGGCCGTGACGAGCGCGTTGATCCGCCGCTTGATCTCGTTCGTAACCTGGGCATCGATCGCGGGCTTCGAGTCTGCCTTCTTGAGCCGTTTCTGCCTCCTGCGCCTCTCCGCGCGCACCGTGGCGCGACGTTCGGAGACTTTCTGCGGGGACCCCGGCATCACGTTCGTTGGCGCAAACTCCGCACCTGCGCCCGTGACACCCGTCGTCATGATCTTCGCGACACCGTGATCCTTGTCCCACATGGCATGAGCCATTGCAACGGCCTGCGTTTGCTCGCGCCCCTCGCCGATCAAGAGCGCGATCTTGTCGGAGATCCACCGCGTCTTCTCTTCCTGCGCCGCGCCCCTCGTCTTGACCACGCGGACGGGGACCTTCGCCGAGTGCCCGTTGAGCTTGAGCGCGGCGACACGGTGCTCGCCGTGGTCCCGCACGACGATGTAATGCCCGAGCTTGTCGGCGCGCTCCATGACCGTGATCGGTTTGATTCCGTCGCCCTCGGCGCGCGGCTTCCCGCTCATCGTCTTCGCGGCGCGCGCGAGCCTGCCGCGTACGAGGTGCCCCTTGCCGATGGAGAGCTTGTCGAGGTCGACCTCGCGAACCTCGCCGCCGTCCATATCCACGTCGCCCGCGTGGACGACCGGGCCGACATCGATCCCGCGGAACGCCGCGGACGTGCGCCGTCTGTCTCCCTCGCCGCGCCCGAATGCCGTGAAGGCATGCACGAGCGGGTGAGCTGCCGTCTGCGGTGGTGCATACTTCCCGTCGAGCTTGCGACCCGCCTTGTCGAGCGTCACGCTCACGCTACACTCCCACCTGCGACGGAGCCTTGCTGATGCTGCCCGCCGTGCGTCCAGCGCCCCCCGCTGCCGCCGCCGCAATCGTGATTGAGAGGGCCTGCGTGTCGGCGCTCTCCAGGGCGTCCGTCACCCGCACTGTGAACGCCTGCGTCTCCGCAAGAGTTGGGGTTCCCGTGATGGCTCCCGTGGAGGCGTTGAGCGAAAGACCTGACGGTAGCGCCCCCACTGACACATCCCACGCATACGCTTGCTGGCCTCCGCTCGCGTGAAGCTGCGCGGTGTACGCCGTGTTGACTACGCCTCCTGCGACTGCGGTGGTATCGACCGCGAGCGTGAACGGAGCCTGGATCGACCCGTACAACTCCAACTCGATCCCGCCCAGCACGGGGGCGGCCGACTCGACCTCGATACCAGCTAGTTCAGGATTCGCCACCGGCTATGCCTCCACGTTATCGGTGCGAAGCGTGACGCGGACCTGCTGATAGCGGCCCGTTACGCCGGAGACGACTGTGCCGATCTCCTTCTCGCTCCAGGCGGGAGCCCCGTCTGCCTTGGCGAACAACGTGTCACTCGCACGGACCTCCAGAGTCCAGCGGTTTGGCTCAACGTCCGTCTTGTCCTTGTCGAAATTCGCGGTTCCGTCGTAGAGCCCACCAAGCCGGACCTTTCGCATGGAGCGAGAGCGCCCGTGGTCGATGACATCGGTGGCAAACGTCCCCTCTGCCGGACCCGCCGACAGGATGATCGTGTTCCCGCTCTGTTCAGTGCTGGAGTAAACGCCGTTGTCCCACATCGAGGCATTCACGGCCTTCGTCACGCCGTAGACGCTGGGGCGTGCCCCGATGTTGGAGTCGCCGAAGCCGGTCTGGATGCACGGCGATGCTGCTTGCAGTCCGAAGAGGAAGGAGGATGGGCGCACGAAGAGCGGGTCGGACGCGATGCTGTTGGTGTCTTTTCCCGAAGAGGTCTGGACGCCCGCGAGAGTCGTCTTACTGCCCGTGCTGGTGATGAGCATGTTCACCCCGGTCGCGCCGAGGTGGTAGTCGTTGTAGTTGTGCTCCCCAAACGAGAACTTCGCGGCGTACTGTGCATCCGTCATTCCGCCCGCGTAGATGAGCGTCGGAGAGTTCGAGAAGACGCAAGACTGGATGGCGAACGTCGTGAGTGTCGGGTTTCCCGGGAAGTAGATTGCATAGGTTGAGTTCCCCTCGAATGTACAGTTGTAGAGCCTCATGTCCGACGATGCGGAGACTCCGCAATTGATCCCGTAGACATTCTGGGCGAAGATCGAGTTACGGCAAATCAGATTGGGGTTGCCGAAGACCACGAGGGCGACGCCGGCAGCGCCGGCGTCATACACGAGGCACTCATCGAGGTACCAGATGGCGTTGTTGTTGTGGTAGAGGTTGTCCCCCGTCGCTCCGGTGATGAGCAGCCGTGAATACCTGTTGGCTGCCGCGCCGCTGTCCACGAAGACGTTGGCCGATGCTCCGTTCGCATCGATGATGACCGTCCCGAAACCGCCGTCTGCATCGAAACTGATAGCCTTCGTCCCGGTGGCGAGATTGCCTTCCACGTATCGGCCGGTCCCGATCATGATGGTGTCGCCGGTCGCCGCCGCTGTGATGGCGGCGGCAATGGTGAGCTTGGCGAGTGCGCGTGTGGCCCCAGAGTCAGCGTCGTTGCCGCTCTTGTTCACATAGAACGTTGCCATCTAGACCTCCACCGGATTCAGCGCCGCAAGTTCCCGCTCCAGTTCCTTCACGCGCGACCGAGCCTCATCGCGCTCGCCAACCACGCGCTCGATCTCAGATTGCCCAGCACGGATGGCGTTCTCCAGTCCGGGCTTGAGCATGTCTACCATTCGCTTCTGCGCGTCGCGGTCCCTCCGCATGTTCTCCAACGCGGCAAGAGCGGTGGCGAGGCGTCGAGACATCTGGTCGTTGTCCAATCGGGACATCACATGCTCGCTCCAGTTGCGAGAATGGCTAGCCCACAGGCTGCGCCCATTGCGAGCGCAACCACGATCAACAGGACTGCCGATCCCACGCTCATGACGGGCCTGTCACTTTCCACCCTACGCCCTCCCGTCGCTCGTGTCGCTCACGAGCCAGTCGCCGAACAGCACGAGCCCGCGCAGCCCTACCACGAGGGCGCACGCGAACAGGAGCAGTACGCTTTTCGCGAGCATCGTCACAGGCTCAGCGCCTCATACGCATCGACCTTGATCGTGTCGCCCGCCACGGTCGCACCGTCGCCCTTGACGCCCACCCAGGTGTACGGCGCGCGACACCGCACGTCATACACGTAGTACCCGTCGTTCCCCTGGTCATCGTCGGTCGTCTCGTCGATCGTGAAGGCGTTCGCCTCCAGTCGGTCGGCGCTCGTGTCGAGCTTCGTCTGCGGACCGCCGACGATGGCCGACGTCGTGGGGTCCGTATCGCCCTCGCACACGAGGACCTGACACTTGCGACTCGCGGTCGTCTGCTTGAAGTAGAACCGAAAGACGATCTCGTTCCCGTGCGTGCGCTTGATCGCGGCCGACCGCAAATAGCTCGACGATGGGAGCTGTTGCGTCGCTAGGAGCGTCACGACCTCGCCGAGCTGCGTGCCGCGCGTCGCCTGCGGGTCGAGCTTCTCCTGCCTGCCAACGGACATGCTTGGGTCCTCCGACTGTTCTGCGACTGTCACTCGTTAGGGTACGGCGGATCGGGAATCTGTCAAGGGAGAGGCGACTACTCCTCCTCGGGCTCGCGCTTCGGGTTCGTCTTCCGCGGGACCTTCCCGCCCGTACGGCCCACGGTCCAGAAGTGCTTGCCAACGATCTCGGCACGCTTCCACTCGACGTCCGACAGTTCGCGCCCGAGCATCTCGCCGACGGCATCGCGGTCCCCCGAGATGATCGCTGCCTGCACCTGCACGGCTCGTTCCTTCTCGGTCCCGCCCACGTCGTCCCACGCGTCGGGCGTCACGAGGTCCGCCGTCACGAGCTGGTTGCGCAGCCCGCGCGCATCCGAGGCCGTCATGATCGACGCGGCAAGGTGCTGCTCCAGCACCGTCTCGACGTCCTCGCCGCGCGCTCTCGGTCCGATCGTCGCGGTCCCCGTCTCGATGTCGTACTCGGCATCGCGCCCGCGTCCGACGGCGTAGCGCAGCTCTTCCACGTCCTCGGGGTCCAAGCGTCCGATCACGGAAGACGGGAGCGACTCCGCCGCCTCGGTCAGCTTGTCCTCGATCTTGTCGTTTGCGTCCTCGCCGTCCGCGGGCGCGAGCCCAAGCGCCTCCGCAAGTTCGGAGGAGGT